CTCCTTCAACTACTATCATCACGGAGCGTCATGCTATTCCTCGTTCCTCGGGCATGATCGCATTGCGCGTCACGACGCGCTAAGAGAATTGAGTGCCTTCGGCACAAGATGTTTGTTGGTCCTCGTTCCTCGGACGGGGGTCGCGCGCGTGGGGCCGCAGGACAATCACACGCCGCGTGGGGCAGCAGGGCAACGGGCCAGAAGCCGGGGACGAAGAGCCGCGAACAGCGCCTTCGGATTCTCGAACACCGTTCCCTGGGCCCCAGAGATGCCGGCATCAGCAAGCAAAGCCCCCTGATCACCGTCAAACAAAAGTAGGTCTCGCTCCTTGGACCTCTTTACTAAGAAGAAATTTGAGCCGCCGCGGGCCCAATATGCAGCATTCCACGCAATTTGATGAGGCGAGATGTTTGCTGCGTTTCCCTTGCTTACCTTTAACTCACACCAAAACGACAACCCGTCCCAAACCAAATGCACATCAGGAACACCGCCGCCGTGCTTGTTCTCAATCCTCGTGGCGAAGCACTTCTTCGGCAGGTTCTGCCTCAATTGCGTCCAAAAGTTCGCCTCCGGTCCCTTGCTCATTGGTCACATCCTTGTAGGTCCCTTCGATCTGGAAGGCTTGGGGATACTGCTTCTGCAATGTAGCAAGTCGAGCGGTGATCTCATCCCGTGAAAGCTGATCGATGGTGTTGATTGTTTCCCGCCTGTCGATGGTTAAACCACCAAGGGCAGAGCGTATCTTCTCCGCATTGATAGCAGCCGAAAACTGCCCAGCATCCTCCGCACCCAGAGACAATTGATGCAGCCTCTCAAGCTGGCCGATGGTGGACACCCCGTATCTGCGCTCTCGTTCCTCGCGAAGCTCAGTGATGTACTCCAAGACATGCGGGTAGTCCCGCCCGTTTAACAAAATCGACGCCTGTTTCGGGGCCACATCGTGTGAGTACCCAGCTTTGCGGGCGCACTCAGCATTGGAATAGATGCCCTCCACGATCTTCTGTGCAAAAGTCATCTGTCTATTTGTGAGCTTTCGCCCGTGTTCTTCTTCGATCTTCTTCTTAATCGACGGCATGAATACTCTCCATGTTTTCAACAACAATACAACAACAGGATCGACCAGTTCAAGGGGGCCTCTGCTGTTTACAAATGTTTACGCTGTTTACACGGTTTGCCCTCCGACTTGTAGACCAGCGGCACCAAAGCCATGGTCTGCTTGAGAAATTCCAAGGGCTGAAACGTAAACAATAAGGCCTTATTGTAAACAGGTGTAAACAGTCGGCTCAACTATAGTGTGTTTGTTTACGCTGTTTACAAGATTTACACGAAAACTTTTTACCTTTGGGCTTTTTCTAAAATATCTAGTGAAAATGTGTATACAGCGTAAACAGCCCCCTCGAATATTTTTTGTTGACGGCTTTGCTCTATGTTGCTAGTCTACAAGTATTCAACATTACGAAAGGACTAGAAATGTTTACTGTAGATTGTATGGAAGATGGCACGATGACCTTGGACTGGGACCCTGCGTCCTACAAGACCAAGGGCCGAGCAGCGAAGGCCTTGTACCGCGCATTGTGTGACTGGTGCCGCAAGGTTGGCATGAACCCTGACTATGAGGTTTCGATTTGGACACCAGCGCAGCGCAAGGCTCATGGTCATTCTGCTAATTGGGCCGTGAGCCTAGAAGCGGGGCCTTATGAGTGGGCTATCTTTGCCTCGATGCAGATCCCTAGTGACTGTGAGTGGGGATATGTTGAGCCGTATTATTCTTTTGATCTGGAGTTTGTAGGATGAGCAATCTAACAGAAGCCACCAATTTGATATCCGAGTTATGGTTTGATGACGGGTGGACGGGTGACTACCCGTACAAGACGCACACTGATGGGAGTGTTCATTACACTGCCGAGGCGCAAGAGTTTTACAATAAGATCGAGGATCAGGTTCAGGGAATCCTGATTGGTTATTTTGCGGAGGAGACATCCTAATGCCTAATCATTGCTATCAGAGTGTGTACCTGAAAGGCCCATGCCATTTGATCCATCACCTACATCTGGCGTTGTCGAAGTCGGAGCCAGAGTTTTGCAACACGATTGCGCCTATGCCGTTTGAGTTGTGGGCCAAGGAGACGCGGTCGGGTCAGGTGATGCCTGACTGGTACGAGTGGCGGAACAAGAACTGGGGTACGAAGTGGGATGTCTGCGAGCCTGAGATTGACGAGGCTGGGATTGAGTACGGCGGAGACCTCAACAATGACGAGGAGTATGTCCCAGTTGCGTGGTTCTCGTTCCGTTGTTGGACTGCGTGGGGTCCGCCTGTTCCTGTATGGGATCGCCTTCATGCGATGGGCATTGAGGTCCAAGCTGATTATCAGGACGAGGGGGGCATGTTTGAGGGTGAGTATCACCACGGTGAGGACAAGTGCTGGCAACCGGAAGAGGAGGCAGTGTGATGTTGACTACTTTATCTTGTATCGCGATGGCTGTTTACTTCGAGGCTCGGGGTGAAAGTACCGTGGGTCAACGTGCTGTAGCTGAAGTTATTATGAACAGGGTTTCTGATCCTCGTTGGCCTTCGTCTGCTTGCGAAGTTGTTAAGCAGTCTCGTCAGTTTAGTTTCTACAAAGCTGGCAAGAAGTATAAGACGGACCCTTCCTTGTACGTTCAAGCGGAGGCTGTAGCACGGGGGGCCATGGGTGGCGACACGTTGAACACGGGGGCATTGTACTACCATTCGACGAAGGTGCGTCCTGTCTGGCGTCATAAGCTAGATGCTTTGGGTACGATTGGCTCGCATGTGTTTTACACTGACAAGTCGCTAGCCCCTGTGACCAGTATTCGGCCCAAACTTAGGCCCAAGAAGTTGGAGAAAAATGATGAGGTATAATCTTGTATGCATGCATTGGGTCGTGGAGAGGCTGGACGAGATCTCAAAGAGGATTGAGGAGGACATCAAGATGAACCCTGATGTCGATGTGTTCTGCGATGTGGGTGTCGAGGACCTACGGGGTGAGCTTGTTTACCAGATGGGTGTCCGCGCCCATGAGACATGGAAAGATAATGGGAGGGGTAAAGATGACTGATCGTGAGATGGACAAGATATTGGACGAGGTATTCCGCAAAGTGTTTGGGGAGAAGTGGTGATGGGTAAGATGAAAGAGGAGTTCATGCGTCTGCAAGAGACGCCGATCATGGAAGCGTGTTCCGAGTGCGAAGGTTTGGGAGCCGTGGAGGTTGAGGTTGCGCGTCGTCAGAGTTTCAGCCGCGATGTTGGGGAGCTAGACATCGAGGAAGAGACTTGCGATGCTTGTGGCGGCGGCGGCGAGGTTGAGCGTTTGTGTGATTGCGGCGAGTGGGTTACGCTGATCATGGGAGAGGATGCTACTGTATGTGAGGAGTGTGCTGATGAAACTGTTTAGAAAACTATTAGAATTTATGAAGACAAAATTTTGGAGGGGTTTGTTCTCTTCGAAAGTACAAAACAAAGTAAAGAAGATCATCAGAAAAAGAAAAGACAAGGAACATTTCGGGACACATTACTACCTGAGTGATTTGCTGGATGTGATGCCCCGTGCTTTTCTGGGTTTAAATATGTTGCAGAAGACTGATCCGGAAATTCATAAACTGTTTTCCAAGACGGGTTGTGCCATTGTGTCTAAGGACATGCGGATGGCTGCAACGAAGTCTGGATATATTGATTTCAAGAACGCCCCTTCTTTTGGGTGTGCTCACTTGATAGGCGAAAAACATGACGATGATTACGAAGGTGCGTGTCCGATCATTTGTTACTTTAATAAGATAAAGAGGCCCTTCAACGTGCAGCCCAGCAACGACACGATCTATGAGTTTGGTGTCGTGTATGACACTGAGCATCTGGCGGGATTTCCCCCCGCCATGTTGGATAAAGTTTATATGAGCGTGGACGAAGAGGGTGCTCTAAAGGCTCTGAAGACGTGTCGTCCTACTTGGATGCGTGTTGGTAACTCGTCTTTCTCTCGGATGACTTGGAAATATCCAGAGCTACTGGAGCGGTACGCAGAGCAGTGGGGCAACACTGACATTGAAGGGGTTGCGTCTTGGTGGTTTAATATAATTAGTCACCTCGCCATGTCTACTGAGAGTGGTTTAACCGTGCGTGTAAAGAAGAAGAAAAGCGTTATCTCTTTTGCCATTGATATGGAGCGGACCCCATACTTTTTCTCGGACAGGGAAAAGGTTGTAACATCAAAGGGTCAGACCAAAAAGATCTTTCACGTTGTACGAGGGCACATGCGCAAGATGTCGGACGGCACCGAAAAGCATATCAAGTCTCACTTCAGAGGGCTGCGTAAGTTCGTTTGGAACGGGTACGATGTGTCGATTTCCTTGACGGGTAAGCATCACAATTCAATGTTCTCATATACGGGAGACATAGAGTTGGCGGCTAGTGCCGAGGAGCAAGAGGCTCGAATCAAGAGTGGACGTTATGTGGACAGCGAAACTCTAGGAAAAAGGATATATGAATACTATGCTTAAAACGTATGAGGTAACTTGCGAGGGTGTGGTCCAGCGCATGGTTTTGGTTGAGGCGCACAATGTTGTTGAGGCCTCGCACTTGGGGCGGCAGGAGTTTGCTGCTCGGATTGGAACAGAAGTAGAGGGGGTCGGGGTTGTAGATATTTACACCGAGCCTGTGCGTGTAACATTCAAGGAGACGGAGAAATGAACTTACTGAAGAAGATATGGTCTAACATCAAGAAGAACTCTCAGACCCATCAACTTACGAGAAGACAGCAGGTCTTCAAGGAGTTGTCCCGAGGACCGGGGACCGCGCGTCAGGTATCGGATCGCATGGGTTTGCGGCTTTCGATTGTGCGGACGTATTTATCTACGTTGCATCGTCAGAAATTGATTGAGTCTACGGGTGACATGAATGGGAAGGAGCAGGTCTGGAGGGTTAAGGAGTAATGGAGCAAGTACTATCACCCGCAGACGAAGCGACTTTGAGATATCTCCGCAACCAAGTAGATCAGATGGCCGAGCGCCAATACCGTAGGGATGCAGGGCCGAATGCGCGTAATGATTACTGGCTCGCAGCGGAGGACCTCAAGACTTTTGTAAGTAAACTAAGACAGGAAGGAAAGAACATATGACCACGGGTAAGCAAGCACTATTCGAGGACTGGTATCGCGAGCAGTGGCTCAAGCAGTTGAAGATTGACAGGGTTGGCAATCCGATGGCTCGAGAGCCTACGCCCCAGCAGAAGAACGGTCAGAGGACAGGCAAGTTCGGTAAGATGGGGGGCCGCAAGCTCAAGTTGACGAAGCAGGCTGAGATCATCAATCAGATGTTAAAGAAGCGGATGCTAATGCGCGACATTGCGGACATCCTGGGGGTTACAATGGCTGTTGTGTCTGAGACTAAGCATAAATTTGATTTACCCAGGGCGGAGGAGCAGTCGGAAGAGCCCGAGGGTATATAGGATGTCGTGGGGACGCCAGATTAATGGGTGAATGTGGCGCATTCGGTAGCACATCATCCGGACAAGCACCGCCAATAAACAACAGTTGCAACGTCCCCTGAAGGAGAAAATAAATGGACCCGAGAATAGATTCAATAAAAGAATTATTGAACGACGCACAAAAAGAACTTGACGAAATCGAATGGGATGACCCGCGAGATCCAAGGATCGAGGGCATACTTCGGCAGATTCGAGACTACGAAGACAAACTTAATGAAGGAGAAATCTATGAGCCAACTTTTTGACCTAAACACTACGCGGCGGCAGCAAATACTTGTCGAATACTTGACGGCTACTGGTAGTGCGTTTGCTGTTACTCCACAAGGAGAGCAAGTATTCATGAACAAGCGCCTTGTTGACACGATGGGAGTACTGGCGGGGGACATTTACAATGCGTTCTTGCTGCCGAATTACCCTGACAAGCAGGAGTCGATCCCTTGGAGGGCGATGCGTGTCGAGCCTTCGGACGTTTCTGTGGATATAAAGCCTGTGGTTGCGGATTCGATCCCCAATCGGATTGCGGATTACATGGAGGAGATCGATGAGGACGGCGCATGGTTGCCGATAGACATCGCGGAGGCCATGAATCTGGATGTGACACATGTTGAAGAAGCGTTGGCCGGGAACCCAGAGCTATTCGACCCGGTGCAATCGTACATGTTGCGGTTCAAGGACAAGTAATGTATAAGCAAGCGACAACAAAGGGGCAACCAATGGTCAAGACGATTAAGAAAGAGGAACGAAAGTTCTGCAACGTGGCCCTCTTGCCGGAGGACCACGACAAACTGAAGCGGTTGGCGGATGACGAGCAGCGTACCATGACGCGGCAGCTATCGGTCATACTGAGAAAACACTATGCACAATTGCATGGGCCTGATATAAATTAGACACTGCTCGAACGGGGCTTCCAACCAGCCCCCGTTTACCTCACCTACTAACCTCCCGTCTCTCCAGACACGGGAGGTTTTTTCTTGGGCCACTCACCCTTCTTGTACCCTCTGACCTCGGCGATCCCTGCGGATCCTCTGGGCTTGAGGTTCGAGCAGAAGGCCCGAGCTACATCGAGGTCTAGTCCAGTCATCTTAGCTAACTCTTTGGCTGCGGTGTCGCGAGAAGCGTAGCCCGTGGCTCGCTCCTCCATTAGCTTGGTTACTTTTTTGGCGTCAAAGTCAGCCATTCTCTTGCCTTCTCCCCTAGTACCTTGGCTCCGATGTCGATCTTGTTGCGCAATGCTTCGACGATCTTCTCATCGAGAGTGCCTTCGGATATTAGATCGATGTATGTCACGTTATTCTTTTGTCCGATCCGGTGGGCACGGTCCTCTGATTGGATGCGTGTCTCCAGATTGAAGTCGTTGGCATAGTATACCACAAGGTTTGCCTCGGTCAAAGTCAGGCCGTACCCTGCGGTCGATGGGTTGCCCACGAAGAATCGGAGCGGGGACCGAGGATCTTGAAACTTCTGCACGATTTCGTTGCGTTCATCGTCTGATGTATCGCCGTAGTATGCAGCAGCGGATCCTTCGCCAAACTTTTTGTTGAGCATCTTTGTGATCTCGATGATGTCGTACCGGAACCGTGACCAGATGATTGCTTTGCCATCGTGCTCTTCCATGATCTCGGTCAGCGCGTCCATGCGGCGGGAAGGGAAGTACTTCATCTCGCCATCGTCGGTCTTGAGGTGGCCGGACATGACCTGTTGGATGCGCAGCATCTGGGTGATCACGGCTGGGGCTGACACCATCTCGCCGTCTTCGAACAGAAGCATGGCCTGTTGCTGGAGCAGCGAGTACATCTTTGCTTGTTCATCTGTCAGCGTGACGTACCGAGCGGTGTAAATCTTCTCGGGCAGATCGAGGCAGTCTTTCTTGAGCACACGATAGGAGAACCTTGCGATCTTGGTGGTTAGCTCCTCGATGTTTTTGTACCCGAGTATCTGCTGGAAAGAATGTGCTCCCATGGTGCGGCGCTGCATCACAGCGTAGCGTCCCTGGAACGTGTAGAAAGATTCGTGGCCCAAGATCCCAGGTCTGAGGAACTCCGCCTGGGAGTAGATATCCAGAGGGGACTTGGTGATTGGTGAACCAGTCAGGAGCCTACGGTATTTGAAGTTCGCTGCGATCTTCATCAGAGCTTTGCTCCGCTTGGCCTTGTGGTTCTTGATGGTTGTGCTTTCGTCGATAGCGATCAGGCCATGAGGACCGAGGACCTTGGACATCCATTCGCCTGCCGTCTGTCCTTTCTTAGATGAGAAGGACTCGATGTTCATGACGAAGATGGTTAAGCCTGCAAACTTATCCTTGACCGAGCGCATTTCTTCCTGTTGTTTTTTGTTTGGCGATGCGACCCAGCGAATCACTCGGTGCGGCACATCATCTGACATATGCTCGGGGATTTCTTTGGTCACCCAGTTTCGGTACACACCCTTTGGTGCGAGGACCAAGGCGAAGTTAATCTGCCCGGCGAGGAACAACATGCCGATGTTATCGATAAGAA